CATCCTCCAGCGGGCCTTGGGTAGAAATTGATGTTCAACCGCTCTCTCCGCTCGACTCCGATCCGGCTGAGCCAATGGCGCGTGCCTTCACGACGGACAAGGCCACGCTGCCTAATGGTTGGTACCAGATCGTCTTCACCGATCCTGCCGCTTCGACGGCGCTGCCGACTGTACCGATCCAGAACATTCCTGACGAGACGATGCCGTATCTGCCCTCTCTGGCAGATGTCGGCGCGATCATGCGAGCGCGTACCAAGACCGTCAATGGTGACGAGATAGGTACGTTCAATGATGAGACGCGGCCGACCGGCGAGGAGGTCAACCGCATCATCCTCCAGGCGTCGAACGACGTTACTGCTCCGCTCGACACTGATATCCCTGTGGCTGCTTATCGTTGGGCGAAGCAGGCGATCATCTACCGCGCTGCCAAGCTGATTGAGATCAGCTACTTCCCCGAACAGATCGCAACCGGCCGTTCACCTTACCCAGAGTACAATGCTCTGTTTGATGAAGCAGTCGGTTGGCTCAACACCGCTGTCGGGCGCGAGCTAGTCGAGGAGTCAGGTGAGGAAGTTTTGCCCGGTCAACCCTTCTGGACATTCCCAGGCCCGGAGGTGCTGGTGGGCTGGCGGACGCGCATGTAGATGGCAGAGGGTGCGCTACCGCTCGGGGTTCATGTTGTCCAGATGCCACCTGGGCAGATCAAAGAGCTACGTGCCAGGTATGCCAGCCTCGGTGGTGCGATGCGTAATCTCCGGCCAGCCATGGAGATCATCGGCGAGGAGATGGCTGGTATCGCGAGGGATACATTTGAGAGTCAGGGTCGGCGCGGCGGCGGCTCCTGGGCAGCCTTGAGCGAGAAGCGCATGCGCGAGAAAGTGCGTGAGAAGATCGACCCACGCATCCTGTATGGCGAGACGCACCGCCTCTTCTTGTCGCTGGCTGACATCGGTAGCTCAGAGAACGTCCTGGTAGTCAAGGGCGGCGGTAACGAGTGGGCCGTGGCGCTCGGTACCAAGGTGCCATACGCGAAGGTGCACCAACGCGGATCGGCCAAGCGCAACATTCCGATCCGGATACTCTACAAATCAGTACCAGGAGACGTCATTCGTTTTGAGCGCGTCATTCGTCAATACTTCTGGGACGCCTATGCTACTGGAACGCTCGGCATGGGAGCCGTACCGATAAGGGCACCGCGTGGCCACTTCAGCGACTGACATCTTCCAGCGCATCGTCTCGGCTAACCAGGTCGAGGAAGCTCTGCGCGATCACCTCAAGCTTTGGATGCCAGTCTACCTGCAGGAGATGGAGCTACAGCTGGGACGCGAGCGCGGGAAGGTACCAGTGCCGCGCTCCTTCATGGTTGCTGGAGCGCTAGAGCAGCTACGCGAGAACCAGCTGCCCGGCATTCTCGTTCAGTCACCAGGTATCTCTACTCTGCCGTATCACGACGGCGACGGGATGTACACGGCAACCTGGCGGATGATCGTCACAGGATTGATATCAGCGCTCGACCAGGATGCGACGCGCGCAGTTGCCAAACTCTACGGTGCGGCGATCCGTGCCATCATCGTCCAGAAGCCGAGCCTGAACGACTTCGCGATCAACAGCCAGTGGACGAGTGAGAGCTACAACGATCTGCCGTCACCAGATGGCGAACGCAACCTCACGCTGATCTCTGTACATGCAGATGTAACAGTCGAAGATGTTGTCAACAAGATGGGAGGGCCGCGAACGTATCCGAGTCCAGACCCGCCGGATCCGGCGCACCAGCCAGGCAGTCAATGGCCGCTGGTACAGGAAGTCGATGTCGATGTTGAGCTGGAGGCAGTAGATGACCAAATACCGTAACGTCGGTGGGCTCACTGATCTAGCCGACGGCTCCATCGCAGAGCCAGGGGCCGATGTGAACCTGACGAAGGAAGAGCAAACAGATCCACACAATGCTGCTCTGATCGAAGATGGGCGTCTGGTGACACTGGACTCCCTCACCGCAGCAGCAGCGACGACGGAGGAGGTGACAGATGTCGAGGCCGGGAGTTGAAATCTCTCTAGTCGAGGTTGCGCCGGCAAGAACGCCGCCGACCGACACCGGCGTGTTCTTTGCCGTCGGGCCTGCGTCTCAGGGCGACGCCACGCAGGCTGTGCTCGTTCGCAGCATGGCCGAGTTTGAACAGAAGTTCGGCGCTCGGGTGACCTACAGCTTTCTGTGGGACGCCATGGACTGTTTCTACAAAGAGGGCGGCAGCGATGCCTACATCGCTCGCGTCGTCGGGCCTGCGCCTGTCGTAGCGACCGTCACCCTCAAGGACGGATCCAACAGCAACACGCTCCAGGTGAACGCGAACTCGCCAGGAGCTTGGGGCAACAACCTGCGGGTTGCAGTCCTGCAGGGCTCGGTCGGTGGTACGTTCGTGATCCAGGTCAGCGACAACCTCGGCAATATCTTGGAGGTATCGCGTGACCTGACAGACGAGCAGGACGCAATCAACTGGTCATATGCGAGCGACTACATCGACTTGATCGATGTGGGTACGACTCTCAGCGACCCAGCTGTCGTGGCAGCAACGCCGCTCGTCGGCGGCTCGGACGACAACACCAACATCACCGAGGCGAACTGGACGACCGCCCTCGGTAAGTTCACGAATGACCTCGGCCCTGGTCAGGTCGCAATGCCGGGTCGCACTACCGCAGCGGCGCAGGCGAACCTGCTCGCCCACGCGGCGACGTTCAACCGAGTTGCGCTGATCGACTGCGTGGACTCGGGATCGAAGGCAACGCTCAAGTCAGCTGCCCAGGGGCTGCGCGGGGTGCCGAACGCTCGGCACGCTGCTCTCTTCGCTCCTTGGGCGATTGTCCCTGGACTGATTGCTGGTACGACACGGACGGTGCCTTGGTCGGCAATCGAGGCCGGGATCATCGCCCGCAACGACGCAGCCGTCAGCCCGAACATCGCGGCAGCTGGCATTGCCTACGGTCAGGCACTCTACCCCATCGCGCTCTCGCAGCCGAAGTTCAGCGACGCAGATCGCGAGGAGATGAACGGTGCCGGCGTCAACCTCGCCGTCCAGCAGTTCGGCGGGATCATGGCGTACGGCTACCGGACACTGACCGATCCCAACCTGGATCCGAACTGGATCCAGTTCAGCAACGCTCGCCTCTACATGGCAATCGTCGCTCAGGCGGATGCCATCGGCGAGAACTTCGTCTTCAGCCAGATCGACGGCAAGGGCGTGACCATCGGGCAGTTCAACGGAGCGCTCGCTTCGATGCTGCTGACCTTCTACAACGACGGCTCGCTCTACGGAGATACGCCGGACACGGCCTTTGCGGTCGATACCGGCATCTCAGTGAACACGCCAGAGACCATCGCTGCTGGCGAGCTACACGCAGTACTGCGAGTCAAGATGAGCCCGTTCGCAGAACTGGTCGTCATCGAAATCGTCAAGCGGCTCATCACCGACATCCTGTGAGGAGGTGAACAATGGCATCTAAGGGTGGGCCAACCAGGAAGGACACCTACACTGTCACCGTGACCGTTGGCTCCCGCAACATGGGAGTCTGGGACGGTCTGACAGGTGGGGAACTCGACTCAGATGAAGCGAAGTACTGGCCGGGTGGCATGGCCCCACAGGTATCGCTCGGTGGTCACCGCAACCCCGGCAACATCGTCATCAAGCGTCTGTACCGCCTCCAGCGGGATCACGACTCGCTGCAATTCCTGTTGAACTCCGTCGGCAAGGCGCAGGTCACCATCGCGAAGCTACCGATGGACATCGACGGGAACACGTACGGAAAGCCACTCAACTACACGGGCAAGCTCAAGCGCGTGACGCCGCCTGAGCACGACTCGACATCAAGTGATCCCGGCATCATCGAGATGGAGATCACTCCCGACGGCGATCCGCACGTCGGCTAATCATGGAGCAAGTACGGGAGGGAGCAATGTCTGATCACGAATCTGAAGTCCTGACAACTGTAGCCCGGAATCCGCTCATGTCTACGATGATGGACAATCTGCGTGCTGAGCGTGAAGTCGAGACACCCGACACGGCTGACATCAACATTCCGGGCTACAGGGACAAGTTCGTCGCTCGCTACAGAGTAGTACCAGGCAAGATCGTCGCTGACCTGGGGAAGCGCGTTCAGCGTCAGTTCAACGATCAGTACGAACAGAATGTCTGGGCGACGGTCGATCTGATTATCGCCGCAAACATCGGTCTGTTCTACCGCAACTTCGAGATAGAGGATCCTGACCAGCAATTAGTGCCGCTCGATCCAGAGCATGAGATCGGGGATCCGATGGCGGTCGCTCTTACCTTCAGCGATCCCAGCACCGCTGAGATGCTCCACCTGACTACTCAGACGGCTCGTGATCTCGTCTACCAGGTGTTCAAAGAGAACGACACAGCAATCCTGGCACACGGGATCACCCTCAGCCGTTGGATGGCAGACACTAGCAAGGGGGTGGACGAAACTTTCTTGGGGAGATAGAGACCAGTGACGAGATAACGCAGGCAGCGCAAGTCTTGCTCGCTGGTCTCGATCCGTTCAGACTACTCAACAGTAGCGATTGGGAGGAAATCGGGCTGATGCAGATCATAGCGGTTCGCGCCATCGAATTTCAGATGACCAAGATCAATGAGGATCTGGCGAACCGCATCGTCAACAAGATCGGGAAACTGTTCGGAGCTAAGTAGTAGTGGCCTTTGTTGAACGCGATACCATCCTGATCGCCGTCGAAGCCGTCGGCACAGGTAAGGCTGCTGCTGAAATTGCTACTGTAGATGCAGCACTCGGCAAGCTCGACGCTACAACAACTGGCCTCGGCACTGCGACTGAACGGGCGAGCCGCAAGCAAGGCTGGTTCCTCAGCCAGATGCTCTTTACTGCTCGGCGCTTCGCCTACGGCTTCACCCTGACCATGGTAGCCGCTGGTGCAGCGCTGATCGGACTCGGCTTCCAGTACGACAACGCGATGCAGCAGGGGCAGATTGCCTTCACTGCTCTGCTCGGTAGTGCTACGCTTGCGAAGCAAGAGATCAACTCTCTGTTCACCCTGGCGGCGAAAACGCCGTTCACCTTCGCCAACGTTCTGTCTACTACACGGCAGCTACTCGCGTTCGGCTTCTCGCTCAAAGAGACGAACAAGATACTGCCAGTCTTGGCAGACACCATCTCGGCGTTCGGTCTAAGCGGCGACCAGATCTCTCACCTGGCAGTCATCTTCGGGCAGATTCATCAGTCCGGTCGTCTCCTCGGACAAGACATGCGTCAGTTGGAGCAGGCGGGCGTGCCGGTGTTCTCGGCTCTGCGCAACCAGCTACACCTGACGCAGGCGCAGATCCTTGCGTTCATGAAGGGGCAGCTGCTGATCCCGTCCAGCGTCGGGATCCCGGCGATCATGAACGAACTGAACCGTCGCTTCCACGGCATGGCCGCGAAGCAGGCCAAGACGTTCCAGGGTGAGTTCTCGACCCTACACGACTACTTGAGTCAGTTCATGGGTGGCGCTCTGCAGGGGCTGTTCTCCGGTACGACCCACTTCATGGATCGAATCAACAGAGCGCTGGAAGGCATCCACGCCACGATGTCAGACACTGGCGGGATTACCTGGAAGACAGTCGGCTACATTGACCATCTGATCGGCGCTGGCGGCATGCTTGTCTTCATCATCCAACAGATCAAGACGTACTTCCAGAATTGGTGGGCATTCATGAGTACTGCGATGTGGCCTGCGCTCCGGACTGGGGCCGCGCTACTGATCGGGTGGTTCACCTTGATCCTCTGGGGGATCAATACTGTACTCGGCCCGTTCGCCCATCACCTGTGGCTGATCAAGTATGCGCTGGAAGCCTGGGTCGTTTGGCAGGTGCTGAACATTGGCTACACGATCACAGCAGCGCTGGTCACGATGATCTACAACGGTGCCGTGGAGTTCACGGCATTCGTCTTGAAGCTCGCTCGTGGCGCTGCCGAGCTATATCGCGGCACCTTGTTTGCCCTTATGGTCATCCAGGCGCTCCTGACCGGCGAGACTGAAAGCTTGGTAGCGCTCTACACGGCAGCGGCTATCGCAACTTGGGTCTTGAACTTCGCGACCGGCGCACTCGCGATCACGATGGGGATTCTCGATGCCCTGTTCCTCGCTTCACCGATCGGATGGATTGTGCTCGGCATCCTTGCGCTCACAGCAGCTATCTATCTGCTGATCACGAACCTCGACTGGGTGAAGAAGCATTGGCTTGAGTTGACGATCATCGCGACGGCGTTCATCGCTCCGCTCGCATCCATCGGTCTGATCATCTACAAGTACTGGGACAACATCAAGAGCGCCGGGGAACAGTTCTTCGCCTGGATGACTCAGGGCTGGAATGCTATCACCGGCGTTGTTGAGGGTGTCTTCAACACCGTCTGGAGCATCGCTCTGCAGGGATGGAACCAAGTCATCGGTATGATCAGAGGAGCGGTGGACTGGATCATCAACGGACTGAACTGGGTGATCGACAAGATCAACTGGGCGACAGGAGCCTACAACCAGGTGTTCGGCTGGGCGACTGGTAACGTGCCGAAGATCCCGCACATCCCGGCTCTTGCCGAGGGCGGTACGATCATGCAAGGTGGTCTCGCGTTCGTCGGCGAGCGCGGGCCTGAAGTGATGTTCCTGCCGCAGGGCGCTCAAGTGCAGCCACTGTCTCAGCTAGATCGCAACATCGCAGGACGACAAGCTGGACGACCGAAGCTCCAGGCTTTGATCCCAATCAGCATCGACGGCAACGCGATAGCTCAGTACACCGCTGACATCATCCTCACGACACAGGCAGGTATGGGAG